ATCTTCTAGTAATTTTATTAATGAAGCTTTATTTATAGGTTTCTCTATTTTTATTTGATATTGTTCAATAAGTTTTGAGAGATTAGCAACAGATTGTTTATGTAATGTTTTAATATTACATGTTGGCAAACTATATTCCGATTTTTTTGTATGATTTTTACAATAAAAAACATTGTCTTTATGAAATTTGGCTTCTTTTGAGCAACATTTTTCATTACAAGAAATTAATTTGTTGCATAAATTTATTACATCCCATTTTATAATTTTAAAATCTTTAAATTCATTAGCATTGTTTTTTTTATCTATAACATCACATTCTAAAATCACATATGCTAAATTTTTAATTCCTATATCTATGCTTAATATTTTCATAAATATTATATATTTATTATTACAAATATTATATAATTAATTATATAATATTTATGTATTTATTTCTATATATTATAATAAAAGTTTATTTATTTATTTGCAGCTAAGCACACCGAATAGTTTAATCTATAAAGATAATACCCGAATATAAAAGTAAAAAAATATGACATTGCAAAAGCTAGTATTTTGTAATCCTTTTTATATATGCCTATTAGTGCTACAATTATTGCTAAAAATGCTAATGCCAAAGCTCCCCATCCTAAAACATAAAAATACATACAATGACCTTTATTTAAAGGTGTCATCAAACCATCAAAAAAATTCATAGTTTATAATATAATATAATAAAATATTATAAAATATTATAAAATATTTTTAATTAGCATTAATAACATACTTTGTCACATGTTTTTGCGCATCCAATTGTTGTCTAGACAAATATACATTTTTTAAATTACTTGTTTCATATCCATATGGTTGGTCCTGTGATAAAATAGAGTTAAATATATAAGGTGTTTGGATGGAATCAGAAACTGCCGAATTATAATTTATATTTGTTCCACATTCAGCAATAGAAACATATTGATTGTTTTTAATAATAGTGTCAGCATTTACTTGTAAATATTTTCTATAATCGCTATTATTTTTAATATTTTTATTATTTTGAAAAACACTATCATTAAGAACAGACGAATAATAATTGCTAAATAATCTGGAATCCTCCATTAACGGAGGAAAATTGAAGTGAATATTATTTGAACCACTATAACAAGTTCCCCAACTCATAAAATTAATATTATATTATGTAATAATATTAATTTTTTATAGATTTTAATTATAGATTTTAAATAAAAACTTATATTTTAAAATAAATCTGTATTTAATTTTTTAGGAAGTCCATGTCCAAACATTACCATATATATTAAAACAAAAGCCGCAATTACTATACTTCTATTTTCGGCTACTATATGTCTTTGACCAAGACCATAAATCATAATAACATATAATAAAACACCAAGTATAATTGAATGAATTACCATTATTATACCGCGCTCCATTTTTTATATAAATAAAACAATATTATATTAAGAATTTTTATTGTTTTTGTAATAGTTTTACTAAATCAGATTTTTTCATTTTTTGAGCATTTTCATTATCTATTAAATTTTTAGTAACAACTAAAGTTTTTAAATCATCTACCTTCATTTTTGAATAATTTTTTCTTTCACCTGTTTTATCATTTGTATCTTGAATATTTTCTAAATTTATTATTTTTGGATCGCTACTTGTATTATCTAATGTAAATGAATCTAAGTTTATAGGTAAATTTTTAAAAAATGTTTCATCGTCTAAACTTGAAATAGTTTCCTCATTTACTTCAATATTTTCTGAACTTGTTAAATGTTCTAAATTTTCTAAATTTTCTAAATTTTCTAACTCATTATTAGAAATAGTTAAATTTTCTGAGTTGTTTTTTTTTATAGTATTTTGGAATTTATCGTCATCGTCGTCATCATCGTCATCATCATCATCGTCATCATCATCATCATCATCATCATCATCATCATCATCATCATCATCATCATCATCAGCATCGTCGTCGTCGTCATCATCATCATCAGCATCGTCGTCATCGTCGTCATCATCGTCATCGTCAGATACAGGTATTTTTTCTCCTAAACTAATTTTTTTTATTTTATCAAATTCTACATATTCAGTTCTATTATTTTCAATATTAGTGCTATTAGTATTAGTGGCAGTAGTAGCAGTGCTTGTGGAAACGGATCTATTTAATAAACTAAAATGTTGCATTTGAATATTATAATTCATAATAAAATTTTGTAAAATTTTACCATGCTCGATTACACTTTTTTCTAATAAATTTAGTCTTCTATAGCAATATAACATAATTCCTCCACTTATTAATAAAAGTAATCCTAATGTTAATAAAAATCCCGAGTCTATAAATTTAAATAAAAATGACATTTATATTAATGTATAATTATATTATTTTAAGTATTGTTTAACGAATAATATATTTAATTTTTCATATTTGTAATAATATTTTCTGGATAATTTAAATCTTTAAGAACCTTCATCGCACCTTTTACTTTTGAAATACCTTTTTTAATTTTATAAGTGTATTCAAAATCATTAGCATTATTGTTTACTTTCATATAGAAATTATTATTTTGCTTGTTTAATTTTTTACATAATTTAGTATAATGTGTTGTTAAAACATAATCTATATTATTAAATTTATTTAAATAATTTAAATAACCATAAGCACTATCAATAGCTTCATCCGGATTGGTTCCGCTATATAATTCATCAAATACACAAAAGTGATTTTTAGCACTATTTTTTTCAATTGCTTCTAATATATTTTTACATTGTCTAGCTTCGGCTTGATATAAACTATCACGTCCTCCAGTATCCGGAATATTTATATAACAATGAATAAAATCATATATTTTTACTGAGGCACTATTATAAAATCCACATCCTATTTGTTGAGATAAAATAATGTTAAATAATGTTGATTTTAACAAAGTTGTTTTACCGGAAGCATTTGGACCAGTAATAATTATATTTTTATCTAGCGAATACGAATTTTTTACAATTTTAGTTTTTCCATCTTTTGTTGCACTATCTTTTGTTGCACTATCTTTTGTTTCTATAGTATTTAAGTTAGCAAAATATGCGTCTTCAAAAGAGGTGGGTTTAGAATTATTATAACTACAATAATTTATAACTTTAGTATTTATAAAATTTTGTAACGTATCTAAATTTTTTAAGTAACCATTAAACCCAAATGAAAAATACAAACTCTCTATAATATTTTCATTTTTATTTAAGTAATAAAAGCATTTCATTAAATGTCCTAATTCTACTAATTTATTAATATTTAAAGTATATGGTGTAATTTTATTTAAATCATCTAAATAAGATGTAAAAATATCTATATTTTTATTAATAGCATCATTAAAAGATTTATAATTAACTAAGTCTCGAGAATATTTCAAGAAATTTTTGTATTTGTTTAAAGAAGTCGCTATATATTGTTTCAAATCATATAAAGTTTCATGAATATATTTAATATTTGTAAAATACTTAATACAACTAGTAAAATTTAAATACATTTGGAAAATATAGAATCCAAAACTAAAAAGTAGGTAAATTTTATTTGTAAAATTAGTTTCACTAAATGAAGTAAATAATTGCCCAATAATATGATTGGAAAATACATTTTTTAAATGTTCAAAATATAATCCAAATGTAATTTTATGTCCTTGTAATTTTATTATGAAAAAGGGGAACAAAAGAAACAATATTGGAATAAGCAAAGAAAAAACAGGAGAAGAAAGATTATATATACTTAAAGCTTGTAAGCATAAACTATTATTATTAAAATTACTCAATAATGGTATATCAATATATTGATAATTATTTATAAATCCATTATCATATATAACACTTTCACACTTAGTATATAGTGCGTCATCTTTAAACTCAGTTTTATCTTCACTAAATTCGACTTTTTTGAAAGTATTATAATTCTGTAATAACAATTGAGTTTCTAGTAAAAATTCTACATTATTTGTATAATATTTAGACCATTTATTAATAATATTTTTTTCAAATATATTTTTAGGATTAAAAACATGATAATACAAATTATATGATTCATTATTATTGTCACATATATTTGATATATCGCTTAAAGGCGATTTTGTTTTTATTAATTCTAAATCGTTAATAATATTATTGCTTAAAAGTTGAATACTTGAACTCTCCAAATATTCAATAGGCAACTTAAAACAATCTACATATTTTTCTTTGCTATTTAAATTGGAGTCTTCATAAAAATTCATCAGTGTGTTAATAAAATTCATATTATTAATAATAACAATTACTTTATAAATATTAATATAACGAAAATAATTAAAAAAATATTATTATACTTTATTAATTATAATATTATATGTTAATTTATGATACACAATTTATTAATAATTATTATAAAACTTTGGAGCATGAAAAATTAGAACCATCCATTCAAAGTTTATTAAATACATTATTAATAACAATCAATAATGATTTATCATTAAATAATTATGACCAAGAAACAGATAATAAATTAAAGAAAAAATCAAAGTATAAAAAATATGATAATTATAATGGGACGAAGGACTTTAACTTATTAAATAAATACAATAAATTAGTACAAACAACTAGTACTAGTGTTAGAAAGGTTCCAATTGATAAAACAAAAATAAATATTGCTAAAAGTAATATTAAAGCATTGCTAAATAAATTATCACCATCTAATTATAATAAATTAGAAAAAGAATTTTTAGTTATTTATAATGAATTGCTTGAGTCAAGCATTGAGGAAAGCATAGACGAATTATATTCGATGGATAATTATATAATTGATTATATTTGTTATAACAATTTATCTTATAGTTCAATATATGTTAACATATTTTTTTCATTACTTGCTATTTATAACACTAAAAATTATAAATTGGAAAACATATTTTTATATAATTTGTTAAAGGAAAAATATGAGGATTTTTCTAATTTTGAAAAATATATTAAATGCTTAACTAATAAAGATAATAAGACTAATGATGAGGACGAGTTTTCAGTAAATAAAAATAATGATAAATATAAGTGCTTTGTTATTTTTATAATAAATATTTATAAAAAAATATTTGCATATTCATATGAATTAGAAAATATAGAAGCGCATGATTATATGTCAAAGTTATTTATTAATACACATATTATTGAGGAATTTATTTTGCTCTTTACAAATTTTTTTATAACAAATTTACAAATTGAAAATAATAGTGCTTATTGTGAAAATATATTAGAGTTTTTGATGACAATATATATTGAATTATTTAAAGAAATAAGAATTATCAAAAAAATAGATGCACATTTAAAATTATATGAAACTATTAATTTGTTATTAGTTAATAAAAGTAACTATATTTGTTTTACAAACAAAATAAAATTCAAATTAATGGATATTCAAGATAAATATAAAAAATATATATTAGTCTATTAGTCTAATTTTAACAATATAAGACTTAAGTTAGCATAAGAATAAGAGTTGGGTTTATTACAAATACAATTATTATATTAATATTATAAATATAATTATTATAATAGTTTAAAAATACATTTATAAAAATAAATAATAATATATAATGATTACATCTAATATTGATAGCAAAGTAGAATATGCTATTACAAATAATATTGATAAATCAGATTTAAATCACGAAGCATTTGTATATAATGCGAAAATATATAACAAGCATATTAAATTCGTTTTAGGAACACCACGATTTGATTTTTTAAGTAATAATATTATGTATTTTAATATTTATTTAGCAAATAATGGTTCAGTTATATCAAAAATAGGTATATATGAAACTACTAATACAGATTATGCTTCATTATTAGATGCTAATGGGGATGTTGATTTAAATAAAATGTCTGAACCAATCATATTTTCTTTTGCCAAACCATTAATTATGAATAATTATGAGTTAATTGATAAATTTGAAACTATGTCTAACGCAAGTGATTTTAATAGTACTGATGATGGTTCTAATGTTAGTGATGTTGAAAGCATTAGCGGAGATGATGATGATGATAATGATGATGATGATGATGATGATGATGATGATGATGATGCTAGTAAAAAACCACAAAAACTTGTAAGTGCAAGCTATGATTTAATGGAAGTAAATAGTCAAACAAAAGAAGAAAGCGATTATGAAATTAATAAATATGAAGAAGATCCGTCACATAAATGGATTAACAAATATTTAAGAAGCAATAAATATGAGATTCTGGATAATGAAGGTGGTGGAGATTGTTTTTTTGCGGTTTTACGAGATGCGCTAAGAAGTGTAAAAATAGAAACATCGGTTAAATCTATACGCGAAAAATTAGCAAATGAAGTTGACGAAGAAATATTAGCAACATACAAAGAGTTTTTTGGATTATTTTATAACAATATGAAATCAATACAAACACAATTAAAAGAACATAAAAAGAAACATTATACATTAAAAAAAATGATATTGGCAACACCTGATGGTCCAGATAAAATTAAAATGATTAGTGATGCTAAATCTAATTTTGATAATATGTCTTCTCTTAGTGATCAAAACAAAGAATTAGAAGAATTAACAAGAGAATTTGAATTTATGAAAGATGTAGAAACAATAGAAGATTTAAAAAAAGTAATAATGGAAGTAGGAGGCAAATATTGGGCTGATAATTGGGCTGTTGTTACATTAGAACGATTATACAAAGTTAAATTTATTGTGCTATCACAAGATCACTTTTTGAATGGTGAAAAAGAGTTAGTTTTACAATGTTCTGAAGCCGATAAAAAATTACAAGCGCAAGGTATTTTTGAACCATCTTATTACATAATGACAGATTATATTAAAGGTGTTCATTATAAGTTAATAACGTATGATAAAAATATAAAACGCGGAGCATTAAAATTTAATGAATTACCATATAGAATAAAAGAATTAGTTTTAGAAAAATGTATGGAAAGGGGCGCTGGACTATATGTTTTAATACCTGATTTTAAAGCATTTGCTAATACAAATGGGGTTCAAACATCAACTATTAGTAAAACTAGTAGCTATGATTCTTTAGTAAATACTAAAACTCCTAAATCACAAGATTATAGTGATTCAATAATTATTCAAATATATAGTAAATCAAAACACGAAAAAGTGGGTGAAGGTAGTGGAGAATCTATAAAACCAGAACTAAAAACATCGAAAAATGTTTTAGAATTAAATAATAAGAAAAAGTATCCGGACTGGCGTAGAAAAATAGATAATGATTATTTAGTTCCTAATTTAGTAATTGATGGAAATAATTGGGCAAGCGTAAAACATTATATGTTGGGTTCTCGGTTTAAAGAATTAGTTGACTTACATAGCAAATTTATGAAAAATGGAGATGTTGGAACAAATAGTGAAGATGCATTAAAATTATATAATTCTAATATTGTTAAAAAATCTGTTAAAAATGTAATCCTTAATGATGAGGAATTTAAAAAAATAGAATCAAGTTTATTAGAAAAAGCGCTATATTCTAAATTTACGCAAAATGATGAGTTGAGAGAAATTTTATTATTAACAGGCGATGCGTTAATTAATGTTTTTAAGCAAACAAAAGGGACAAGTCCAGCGCTAGAATTAATGAAAGTTCGCAAATTAATAGGTAAATAGGTAAAAAAGTATTTTTTACAATATATAATATTTTTTATAATATTATATATTAGTCATATATGTATTAGCCATATATGTATTAGCCATATATTATTTATTTCATTTTATGATATGCGGCTTTGCATTTTGGATCCTTTAACGCATCTCTAAAATCTATTTTGTTAGCTCTTGAAAAATTTTTAACGTGAGTTATCCATTTGCTAACTTTTCCCTTGCGCGATTTACCTTTGTGCATTTTACCTTTGCGCATTTTTTTGCTTCTACGTCTACCACCTACAGGTGATGCTGGTGATTCTGGTGATGCTGATTCATCATTACTTGCTCCTTCGTCAGTTGTAGTTTCTGCCTCTACTGATGGTTCTGGGTCAGATTTTTCTTCTTGATTACCACCTCTATACATTCTTCTCATATATTTTTTTGATTTTCTTTGCGACTTTCTTCTTCTGCGTTTTCCGCCTTTTCTACGTCTGCTTCCGCCGGTTCCAGCATTATACTCAGAGTAGTTAACAGCACCATCATAACCAACAACATCTCCAGGAGCTTCTTCTGTTAAAGACGCGGTCATTTATATATTATAGTATAATATTATAATATTTGGAAATACAAATATTATAATATTATTTATTTACTTCTAAATAAATATAAAAATATTGAAAAAATATTATAAAAATATTGAAAAAATATTATAAAAATATTGAAAAAATATTATAAAAATATTGAAAAAATA